CGAACGCTTTGCGGCTCAATGCCATGCTGCAATGCGTATTGTTTTATTGCTGCTGCCATGCTGGCATATGCAACAGTCTTATGCGTTGCTGATATGTAGCACTGTGCTTGTGCCATGCTGCCATCATTAAGCGATACGTCCATGATTAGGTGCAGATTGTGCTTTAGATAACGCTGCTTTAAACTCATTGGCTTTTCCCTTTGCTGATTATGTAATGAATATAGCATATAAATAGTGTTATGTCAAATTTGCATAGGTGCGTTGCGCTTATTGCATTGCTTATGGACATGAAAAAACCCCGCTCAAATGAATGAGCGGGGCGACGCAGGAGCGACGTTAATTGTGTGCTAGGCGCGCATTGCACTAGTGCTAACGCATTGCATCACACTTCCACGCTATCCCAACCATGCGGCACGCTATACTTGCGCGCAATGGTGACATGCGTTGCAATGCCTAACACGTCCATCATGTCTAACACATTTGCTTTATGCAAAGCATCTGCATTGGGATTAAGCGCAAGCCATTCACGCAATGCCTGAATGGCTGCAATGGTGGCGTCATGGGATATTGTCATGTTAGTCATTGGTCTAATCCTTCTGTTGTTTTTGCTTTATCTAAAGCAAATTTGTTTACGGATTATGCCGCATTGCATCATGCAGCACTGCTTCCGCTGCAATGAGTGCAAGCGCGCATTTGCGCAACGCATCTTGCGTGGCGCTGCTATCTAGCAGCAATTTGCGCTGATATTCTTTTATTGCATCATACAAGATGCGCGCATCGGTTGCGTTAAGCATGGTTCTATTCCCTTTGTCCAATACCCTTGCACCATTGCTAGGCATTGAAGGAATAGCATGGACAATGCCACGCTATTCCCTGAATGACTAGGCTGCAACGCTATCCGCATCGGGCTGCAATGCTTGCAGCTTCTGCACGATACCGGCAAGCACTGCCAAGTTACTAGGTGAAGCCGCAGCATACGCTTCAATGATGCTTTCGAACGTATCGAACGCTTCACCTGATACGTTATAGTCCGCTGCGGCCATCATGCTGGATACAAGCGGCAACGCTTCAACTAGCGTGGCAGCGTTCGCGCCATTGGAAGTCTCAGTTTGCGACGCGTCGCGCTTTGTTTTTGGGCGCGATGCAGCAATGATAGAAGCTTCACTGATAGTAAACGCATAGCGTTCATCATCATCGGTCTCAGTCTCAAGCTTCATAATCATCTTTTCGCGCCCAGACATCGGAAGCATGACTGGCGATTTACTGCGCACAATGCGGATACGTCCATCTGGCACAAACCATGCAACAGGGAATGTCACATTATTGTCCACAATCTGCATACTTACGCCATGCTTTTCGGCTAGCAGTGTGCAAGCGCGATATAGGTTTACCGCGCGGCGGATAAACCCTTGCATGTTGCGAGTTTCCGCAGCATCATCATCGGACATACCTTTGATTGACGCGACTTCCGCAGCTTCCAATAAATCACGCGTCACGTCTTTGATGCATTCATCACTATCCGCGCGCCATGCCATGGCATTTTCTGCCACGCGCATGCCAATATATGGCGCTACCTCTTTCGCCATATACTTGGCGATAGAGCCGTAGCCTTTGCGTTCTTCGCGCATTGCATCTTTCGCTCCCTTACGGATACGTTCATTCCAATTGTTGCTAACAGTAGCCATAACATAATTCCCTTTTGCCTATGCTGCATCATTGCAGCATCAATAGCCTACTAGCCATTGCCACAGCGCAGTAGCAGATATTTTGCATATCTGCCATGCGTTATGGGAATGGTTAGCCTAGATGCCATTCAGCGGGCTTGTAAGCCGCAATAAAGCGTTGCAGCGCTTCCATTGTGCTGAATGCATCATGCAGCCACATATTAGACCCTTCATAGCGGTAGGAAATTTTATACTTCATTTGTCTAATCCCTTTGTTGCGTTGCGTCGTTCTGACAATTGGAAGATAGCACAGCCCGAGACTGGAACCAGTGCTAGTTAGGAATGGCTGATATGCGTTAGACACATGGCTCAACTGCATTAAGTAAACACATACTAATAACTCACTTGATATGTATATATACCATACTTATACAGTCTATGTCAAATGAGACATAGTATAGATCAAGTATAGAATAGCACAAAGTAAGTATAGAATAGTTTATACTGTCAGATTTACTATGGCTATACTTGCAACGGCTTTATGTAAAGCAATCCTAGCTGCTAGGCTCATTCTAGCTATCAGCAATTCGTGCGAGACCCCCCGCCTAATTCCTAAAACCAAAAGGGGGGCATGTTAGTGCAGCCATGGATAGTATGGCATATCTACTCTCCCATGTTCTTCTAATTCCTACATACCACCGTTTGCACTATGCTTATTAAGTCTGACATCGTTATATAATCCATCGCTTAGTTTACTTAGTATAGCAAAGGCATCGTGTATGTGTAGTATGCATAGTGTATGGTGTAATAGAGTGATGATAAAGTGATGACGTGCTTGAGGGGCTCACTACGTTCGCCCCCATTCTATACTGTATCTATACTGTACTGTGTCTTTTATGTCACAGCTTTTATGAATGTGTTGTGTATATAGCATATGTAACTTGACATCATTCAATCAATAAGACATATTGCATTTGTAAGCTCACGTGAGCGTAGCGATGTGAGGTTACTCTTGTAGCAAGACATTGCTCCTAAGCATTCTAGAAAGGATCTATACATGACCACATCTATTCCAACTGTGCTCAGCACTAGTCCTTTCTGGACTAGCAATGGTTTGAATGCTGCTAACAGTACAACCAACCCATACGCTATGGCATTCAGCCACAACAGCACTGAGCGCATGCTTAGCCAGCTAATTGGTAAAGCATCCAGCCGTGGCCTACGTGCAACCATTCGTGCGCTAACTGGTGTTGCTCCTGGTGCAAGCAAAGCATCTACCAACTACCGTGTTACAGCAATCAACAGCCTAACCAATAATGCAGACTACGGTGGTAATCGTGTGATTGAAGCACAGGCTGCATCATCTGGTGTGTCTGTCGCTGCTGATGTCACTTATATCAATAAGTGGATCAACGATCAGATCAACAGCATGCAGCCAACTATTGCCAACTATCCAGTAGATCTATCTGGTAATGGCGGTGGTAGCAAGGTAGGTCGCTAACATGTTCAATGAAATGAGCTCAGAAGAGCAGTTAGCTGCTGCACGTGCTCTGTTAACCGCAGAGCGCGCTCCCATGAACACTGCTAACCTAAACCGTGCAATGGCAGCATTGTCACAAGGTCAAGCACAACTACCAGCAATGAGTGCCGCAGATCGTCCTACGCCTACTGCACGTCGTCGTGCACCACCAGAGTTTAATGGCAACAATCCACAGAATGCTGCAACACAGCCAACTGTAGTGACTGCTGCACCATTAGCTGCTGCATCTGCGGCGCAACCTATTGCTACTGCACCAGTAGTAGCTGCTGCGCCTCCTGTAGCGCCAGTAGTTGGTGACACACAAGCGGCTGCTGCCAGTGTTCCTGTAGCGGCTACTCCTGTAGAAGCTGCACCAATGAGCGGCATGGATAGCACACTAGAAGCTATGATGGGCAATGGTCCACGCACTTCTGTGGATAACTTCATGGGCGCGGAACCTGCACCACTTGTTGCTTCTAATGTAGAAACGCCTACACCACCTGTGCCCGAACGTGGTGATGTGGTAGCAGATCGTGTAGCATCTGAACGCCGCATTGGTTCTGCTAATGGTGCCACACGCATTGATGAGAATGCGCCAGAACGTGGTATGTTTGCTGGCGCACCAGAACGCTTGGCTACTGATGTAGAAGACCCAACTGGTCTAGGACTAACACTACTAGCTATGGGTGTTGGTGGTGTAGGTGCCGCCGCACGTTATGGAATCCCAGCCGCAGAGACTATAGGCGCACAAGCTAGTCGCTTAGTTGCCGGTGATCGTGCAGTACGCGCGGCAGAAGCGACTCAGGCAGCGCAACAAGCTGCAAGCCGTAATCTAGCAGAAGCTGCGCGCACTGGCACACGTGGGACAGTACAACCAACGCCTCCACCAACTAAGCCTCGTATATCAGTGCGTGCAGACTCTCGGCCAAGCGCACAGCCTGCGGCACCCGCAGCACCACCTAGCGTACCACGCGATAATACACTAATACCAAGCAGTGGTCGCCCTGACATTATACCAGCTCCACCGCTAGTGCCACCAGTGCCAGCAGCGCCAGTAATGCAAGTTGCTCCATCACCACAGTTGATGCTTAATGCGCCACCACAACAATTGCTGCTTACCGGTCCTGGCCCACAGGCAATGCTATCTGGGCCACCAAGGCTGCCAATGATTACTAATCAGAGTTTGCCATCTGCCGCAGAAGTTGCAGCAATGTCTGGACGCAATATGCAAGGTGGACGCAATCTAGTGCCAGGACCGCGCGCTAATCTAGCACCAGGGCCACGTCGTGGCGCACAAGGCACTACTCCAGAATCACCTCCTACTATGAACGTGCCCGCATCTGTGCGTGAAGCAATGCGTCGTCGCATCTTTGAGTCCATTCGCTAATGGCTAGGTCGTCACTACCATCACCCAGTGACCCATTGCGTCTAGAGGATGGTAGCATGGCCATGCCTACTAATCGCATAGAGGTACAACGTGTAGCAGTGCCTTCTAATACTGAGGCAAAGCGCCTAGTTTCACAGACTAGGCGTAAACTGGCTGATATGCCAGCACTGCCAGCACAGATGAATAGCTATGCTGCTATTCTAGTCTATACTGCAAGTGGCCTAAGTGATGCAGAGATCAGTGTTGCCACTGGATTCACAGTAGAGCAGGTGCTAAAACTACGTGCAGCACCGGCATACTCAGTGTTAGAAGAGAATATCATCAATGCAGTGAAGCAAGAGTCCACACAAGAGGTTAATTCCATCCTTGCACGCGGTAAAGTGCGTGCTGCACAGCGTATTGTAGAGATGGTAGATAGTGAAGTAGATGTCCTAGCACTCAAAGCAGCTGATTCACTGCTAGATCGCACAGGGCATAAGGCAGTAGAGAAGGTAGAAGTCAACCATATGCAGATGCTTCGCATCGAAGTGGTTGATAAACAGACTAGAGACATCCCAATCATTGATATGGAGAGGTAATTATGGCTACTGTAGCTGACCTAGCAGGTCTAGAAATCCCTGGCCGCAGCCCTGGTGGCGTAGATGTGCCACTATGCAGCGTAAATCGTACACGGTCTAGCACACCACAAGGAGCACTTACTCCATCATTCCGTGCTGAACGTGTGCAAGATACTACTACTGGCATTGTGTACCGTGCAGTTGGTCTTACCAACAACACATGGACTCAAGATTACTACGATAATAGTAGGTAATCATGGCGCTTAACGCATCTAGTATGGCAAAGCTGCAAGGTGTGCATCCTGATCTAGTCAAGGTGGTCCTTGCAGCCGCAGAGCGTAAGCAATTCATCGTCACAGAAGGCTTACGCACTAAAGAACGACAAGCAATGCTTGTTGCCTCGGGTAAGTCACAGACTATGAATAGTCGCCACATCACTGGTCATGCTATAGACTTCGTGCCATGGAATGATAAGAATCATGATGGCTCAGTGAGTAACGATGAAATCAGTTGGAAGATGATTGATTTCATCCCTATCGCTGATGTGTTCAAAGAAGAAGCTAGGCTATTGCATATCCCCATTGAATGGGGTGGTGATTGGATTAGCTTCAAAGACGGTCCGCACATTCAATTAACACAGAAGGATTATCCACGATGAGCTTTCTTGCTGCACCGCTATTCCGACAGGCTGTACAGTTTCTTGCTGGTGTGATCGCCACTACTGGCGTCATGTCCGCAGATGATGTGACTACAGCAGTTGGTGCTATCGCATCACTAGCCAACATTGGTTGGATGGTTTACGCTAACGTAACCAAAAAGAAGTAAGTAATGAAGAAGCCACTGTACGATACACCACGTCCTGCTGGCATGAAGACTACGCACATGTCACCAGGACAGAAGACTAAGGCAGCAATGATTGCTAAGGCTTCTGGTGACAAGAAAGTTGGCCTATACGCACGAATCAACGCTATGAAGAAGGTTAAGTAACATGCAAACGCAACGTGAAATGATTGCTGAGATTCTCCGTCAGGTAACTGAGGATGAAGTTGCAGAAGACAACGGCATGATGCACGATGCTAAGAGTAAGAAGCTCATGCAGCGTGTCCGTGGCAATGCACCAATGCCTAAGCAGGATGCAGAGCTAGAGATGGAAGAAGAGTCTGGTGCAGGCAACGGCCCAGGCGCTACTACAGCAAAGCAGTATGTTGCACGTAAATGAGCCGCGTCTATAAGCTCATTGCAGGTTCTGCACCACAAGCATTCCATCACAGCCGCGCTAAGGTGCGGCTGTACGCTGGTGGTTTTGCTAATGGTAAGACCACAGCACTGTGCATAGAGACTCTACAGATTCTACGTGACTACCCAGGCGTCAGTGCGATGCTTGCACGTAACACGTTTGCTAACCTAGAGAAGACTCTAGGTCGTGAATTCTATAAATGGTGTCCACCTAACTGGATAAAGAGTGGCACCATCCGCGGTGGCACAGCACATCTAGTTAATGGCTCTACTGTAGACTTTCGTTATCTAAGTCAGCAGTCTAATGCATCTGGTGATTCATCATCTAACCTACTATCAGCCAACTATGGTTTGATTGTAGTAGATCAGGTAGAAGATCCAGACATCACTGAGAAAGACTTTGATGACATGCTAGGGCGTCTACGTGAGCAGGTGCCACTAGACCCTAATGGCGACCAGACTATGCCTAAGACTGGTCCGCGTATGATGCTACTCAGTGCTAACCCGTCACTCGGCTGGGTATACACTAAACTAGTGAAGCCTGTGCATGACATGCGTGCAGGTATTTGGAATGATGACTTACTGTGCGTGCGTAATCCTAACACTGGTGAACCTGTGTTAGACGCTAACGGCCATGTGCAACCACTCATTGAAATATTTGAGGCAAGCACTTATGACAACGCGCAGAACCTCGAAGCAGACTTCCTCCAACTCCTTGAATCCAAGTACCGTGGCAAAATGCGGGACAGGTATATCCTGGGCAAGTGGGTGGCCTTTGATGGAGTCGTATATGACGAATACGACCCTACCATACACCGGGTTCCTGATAACTTTATACGAAACCACATATCCTCACTTCGCGTATCTGGACAACAGCTTGGAGTCCTAGAGGGCTATGACTTAGGCATTACCTCACCTAGTTGCTATGCACATGCATGGGTAGATTACTGGGGTAATGTGTTCGTCACTGATGGATTCTATGAACCTAATCTTGGTATCATTGAGCAAGCGAATAAGATAAAGCAGATTCGTAGAAAGAATGGTCATGATCCAGAGGACATGACTGCTGAGGTCAATGCTGATCCACAGATATTCAAGACTACATCAGTCAATGCGCATAACATTGGTAAGTCAGCAGCAATGCTATTCCGTGAGGAAGGTGTTGCAATGCGTCGAGCCAATAACCAGATTATGCCTGGCATTCTAAATGTAAAGCAGTACCTTGCTATACAGAAGTCAGTAATCAATCCATTCACTGGCGAGCTAGGTTCACCTAAGATCTTCTTTAGTGACAAGCTCTCATGGATGCATGATGAAATGACCACATGGCGGTGGAAGAAGAATCGTAATGACGAATCAATAGATTCACCAGTAGATGGTGATGACCACGCCATGGATATGCTTAAATACATGCTGTCAGGCACAGTCCGTAAAGGCAAGACTGTAGCGCGCCGGCAGTATAAAGTCCCTACAAAGCTCTTGCAATGGAGCGAGGGGCCTGATAGTGATGACACCACGAACCGCAAGCAGCATAGGTATGGATGATGAGTGATAGTCTATTCCCAACTAGCGATGAGAACATTGCTAACTTTATGTCTGAGAGCGGTGTTGATCCGTATGCAGAAGAACAAGCGTATGTGCCTATCTATAAGGTAGATGCATCATCTAAGATTCTAGTAAGCAGTAAGCAGGGTAAGTATTACCAAGGACAGTTTGATCTAGGTAGTAAGTCACGTAAGACGCATAGCACATCATGGGATGAGGCTATTCGGTACTACAATAACGCACAGGACGGTCATCGTGCTGGCATTGAAGGGCAGTCTGGCAATCAATACTTTGCTATTCGTCACAACAAGCACAATAGCGAAACTGAGAACGTAGTCTACGCTAACGTGCGTGCGATGATTCCAGCAGTGTATGCTAAGAATCCGACTGTAGAGTTCACATGCGATGCTGAACAGTACAAAGACTATGTGCAGCAACTAGAATGGGTAGTGAATAAGCTATCAGACGTTCGTGCTGCACCAGGTCTTAACCTAAAGATGCATGTGAAGCAAGCAATCACATGCACTGAGCTGTGCAACATTGCATGGCTAGAGGTTGGATACACTACTAAAGATGTATCACGTGAAGCAGCAATGAGTGAGTTAAATGATCTATCAATCAA